TCCTTGATAAAAGAGAGGCGCTTCTCACCCACGCGGAACTCCTCGTGCGGATGATGCACCTGTAAAGTGTCGCGTGGTTTGAGAGTTCGTGTCGCGCAGTTTGAGAGTTCATTTTCGTTGGCATGAGAATTGCTTTAAATTGTGATGGCGTACATATTGCTTACACCAAAAATAAGCCTTCCAAATCGTCAAAATATTGACGATCTTTAAAAAATCCTTCAAAGATTCTCTTTTCCGGGAGTTCAGTAAACAGCGACTAAAAGGGATGTAAAAGACGCCTCACTGACTAAACAGGCGTGGAGCGTTCATGGTTTGACGCTGCACGCCTATATATAAGGATGCCGGTTTATAACGATGCCGGGCGATAGTTGGTGAAGATCAATTCCCTGCCATCGGTGGACTTATCGCTATTGATAGAATAACGAAGCGTCACCTCCTTCATCTCAAACCCGCTGAAGGCGCTCCGCATTTCAGGCCGGTCGTTGATGGTCAAAAGGAACTTGCCTTCAATGCCTTTCAATAGGTCGGCCATTTTCAGATAATCGTCCAGGGCCATGTTGTATCTATATTCAGGCGCTTTGTAATAGGGCGGGTCGATAAAGAAAAAGGTTTCTGGCCTGTCATATTTAGGGATAAACGCTTGCCATGGCAGATGTTCGATCACACAGTCCCTCAGCCGCTCATGAATCTGAAAAAGTTCTTCCTCCATCCTGGGGAAGGGGATTCTCAGGGATCGGTCCGGTGATGCGCTAAAGGTGCGTCCCCTCACACGCCCACCAAAGCAAAGTCTCTGAATATAATAGAATCGGGCCGCCCGCTGGATATCTGTCAGGCTTTCCGTATCGATCTGGCGGTTCCACTCCTTGAACCATTCACGGGAGGCAACCACCCATTTAAACTGTTTTAGGAACTCCTCTAAATGGTGTTTAATAACCCTGTAAAAGGATATCAGATCCCCGTCCAAATCGTTCAGGATTTCAAATCGAGAGGGTTCCTTCTTAAAAAAGATCCAGCCCGCTCCGGCGCACGCTTCGCAATAGGTTTTATGGTCCGGGATCAGGGGAATAATCGTTTTTGATAGGCGGCTCTTGCCGCCAACATAGGCGATAGGACTGTTCATCTGGTCTCCCTATCATTATATATAGGCGCTCCCTCCTGGAGTTCAATCAGCTTGTCCAGGTAGTGACGGGCCTTTTTTAAGTCCATGAGGCCGCCCTTATCGTCACACCTCGCCAGGTATTTGATCGCGTTTCCCCGCAGGAACCCCACGAACTGTTCCTTGGACATCCACGATTCCATGGCCTGCCATGGCTGAACGTGCTTGGTGATATAGTGCTCTCCGCCCACTTGTCTTTTTTCCGCTGCCATCTTCGTTTCCTTTTCAATCGTATGTTTCACACTGTCACCTCATAAAAGGGCAGGTCCGGGGCCTCTCCCCGCACCTCGCCGCCCTGGATAAACGCCTTATCGCCAATGGCGACCGACACGCCCTTGGCCTTGACGACCCCGCCGCCGGGCGTTTCAAGGGTGCTGTAGCCGTCCGGCGTATGGGTTAAAACGGTTCCGATCAGGACCGGATCTTCCGGGATCAGGTCGGAAAACAGTTTCCAGATATTAGCCATGGTATCGCTCCACCTCGATATTTTGATAGACTTTCAAGCCATTTTGCCGGTTCGCGGTGACACTCACGTCCGATATCTGGCCCCGCCACGTTCCGCCGCCCTCCTGGACCTCGATCAGATCGCCGCAGGCCAAAAGCCCCGGCAGGTCCGTTCCGGACATCAAGGGCAGGGATAGCCGCTGAGCGCTCCACCGGCCCGCCCTGGAGAGCGTCACCCGGCCCCGTTCCCGCCCGGCCTCGACCGCCGTGATCAAGGGGTCGACGATCATCTGTGCCTGGGAGGCCCCCTCGGTCCCATACCGCTTCACGAACACATTCACCCCGCCCGAGGTCGATCCAGAAACATAAACCCCATTATATCCGGGGCGTCTCTCGTGCCGCCAGCCCAGGGTGATGATGACCGATTCATGGAGCGAAATCACGGGCGTCTCGCCCGCCCAGCTCCAGGGGCTTATGGGATACCGGCTGAGCGCCCGCAACACCTTGTCGGTTCGATGGCTCTGGATCTCGCCGCCAGCGGCCCTCACAATGGCCATGATCGTCTCCATGGCGGTCTGGTTCGAGACCGAAAAAACCCCTCCCGGCACGATCCAGTCCTCGATATCCCAATCAAAGGTCCAATCGCTGTATTCAAGCTCCGCCGCCGCCAATTGCTGGGCCAAGCGCTCACTCCCCTCGGTGTAGGTCTTGACCGGCGCGTAGGGGGCGGCAAGCTCAGCCGATAGGCTCCGGCCAGAGACGCTGAACGACCCCTTGGGGAACTGCCTGAACCCGTCCGAGTCCTCCACCATCACCACCCACTTCCAGCCGTTGATTTCGGCCTCGACCGGCACCGGTGATCCGTCCGAAGAACGGACCAGGGCCAGATCCGACGCCGATCCCAGGACAGCCCGGAACTCCCAGCACCAAGAGTCGATCTTTGAAGAAAGGGACATGGACAAAACCTCGATGGGCGTTCGGTCCGGCAACCGGCACAACATGGCGTTATTTTGCACGATATAGACTCCTAACACCGGCGGCCTGGGGATCACCCGCACCACCGGCTTGAATGTGGCGTTTTCCCGCCATCCGGACGGCTCCCGCTGGGTGCACCGCTCGTCGTAAGAGTACGGGTCAAAGAAAAAATCGGCGTGGTCCCCATCACCGCACACGTCAATGGGATGATCCAGGCGGAACCCGATCCCGCCGCCAGGAGGCGGATCGTATTTCCGGAGGCAGATCCGTTCATAATACTTTTTCCCCCAAAGCGTTTCATGGAACCGGTTGACTTCGGGCGGCGATAACCAAGGCCCCTCGACCTGAAGCCCCCTTTCCTCCGCATTCCGGAAGGCCGATTCATGATGAATCAGCACCTCCGGCGGAACCAGCCACGAGGCGGAAAGGTCGCCCCCTATCTCCGGAACCCCTCCCCAGGGGACCGCCAGGGGCGTTCCAAACGAGCGCCACTGAACAAACCCCGACAAAACCCCGGATTCGATCCAGAGAGGCTTTCCCCACCCGGCGTCACGAGAAACGATGAAGAGGCCCTTGTCACGCCAGACCATCTCCGATTCAACATCAACGGCCCCAGGCGGGTTCCATCCCGCGTCGATCTCCCGCCTATTTTCGGTTGACCGTTCAAACCGGATGGCCGTTTCCGCCTGTTTTTCAGGGGCATTCCTGAACCGGAGTCCCATCCCCCCCGTGACGCTCACCGGCAATTCATACTCGGGCTTCAGGCGAACCACGGGCGAATCCAGCGCCAGGACAAAGGCCATATCCACACCCCGCGCCACATGGATCTGCTCCACGGGAACCGGCGCGAGGCCGATTTGAACCCCAAGCCCCGCTGGGATCGCCCCTTGGAACACCAACCCCGGAGAGAGCCCCAGCGAGAGCATGACGCCATCGGGAGAGACGGTAAAAACCGGCGTGAAGGTGATCGAAACCGGGTCAAGAACAATCCCCAAAGCCAGGCTATCAACCTCGGCCACCCGTGTCTTTTGAACGGTAACCGTTGAAAGCGCGACCCGAACCTCGACGCTCCCAGGGATCGTCCCTTCAAACACGACCCCCTCGGAGACCGAAACGCGGATCTCAATGGCCCCAGGCTCCGGGTTGTAAACCCCCTCCCCGATCCGAAGGGCGAGATCATCCCCGGAAGGCGGCGTGTAAGCCCCTCCAATGGTGAAATCGACTTCGTTTCCTAAAGGCGGCGTGTAGGCCATCGTTTTCCTCTATTTCATCACGGCCCGGTCAGTGACACAGTGAAGGCCGCTGTGTTTACAATATTCCCGGCAACAACCTCCTGGGCCGCGCAGGTTGAAACCAGCGTGAGCCCCGCCGTGCCGCTCCGTGTCAGGGCGATATGGGCGAACTCTCCGGCGCTGTGAACCGTGATCCCGGTCTTGGGCATGACGGTCAAGAGCAGGTC